TAGTACTATTTCTGGCGTTTTTTTTAAAACATATCTTAAAGATAGTCCGTCTTTTTTAACCATTTCCAAACATTCTTTGTCGGATTGGTTAAACTTTAATTTTAATTCAAAAGGAGTCATAATTATATAAATTTACTTAATAACCTAACCAAGAAGAATCTAAAAGGGCTTAACCTCGCTAGATTTGTTAAACTTCCCTCATCGTGGAAATCTATTTTATAGAGATAAAAAATCTTATATTTTAATTGTCTAATTGCTTGAATTTTGTTAGTCATAATATTATTGATTAAATTTGATTACCTCTTAATATTAGCAACCCACTTTCTAATTGTCAAGAACTATTTGCAATTTAATTTTAACTGTTTAATATTAATTTTGCAGGGGGTTCACTTCTTTTTTCATATTTATGTTGATTTAGAATATTGATTACGCCCCCCTGCGATTCCCCTTTACATTTAAAATTCATATACTAGAATAATTAACGAGGCGAGCGGCTTAATGGTTTGGGTCGCTCAGATCTTTAAGTTTTATTACTACTTTCATAAATAATACTTTATACAAAACGCATATTTTGTATAATACACACTTTTAATTGGCTAGGTATTTGAAAAGGTATCTAGCTTTTTTTATGTCCGAATTTCCCTTTTTTATTTTCATTTTTTTAATTTTTAATAAGCTATTAGCCTTTGCTTTCTCTATACTCAATCATTAATGATCTCATTAATGAAATCATTGATTATATATAAATATAGATATAAATAAAGATATAGATAATAATATTTTTCTTTTGTTTCTTTTTTTTTAAAATTTTATATTGACTTATAAAAATAAATAATTTAACTTTTAAACAGGACAGATATTCAACAATAATAAATTGACTTTTAATTAGGTTGGTTTATATTAATAAATGAGATTGGGAGTATTTCTAAGTTGTTGAATGTCCTAGCTTTCAATCTCAATAATTCAAAATAGGACAAAATGACAACTCAAAAAACTACATATTTAAAAATAACACCTAAAATAAATGAGTTATTTTCTGATTTAGATTATGATGAATTAGGTTATATTATTTCAACTACTATTAATAATAAGGAATCACTATCTTCTGATAAAAAGCTAAAAGCCATCACAAACTTAGTTCAAAAAGAAATAATTTTAGATCCAAGTTTAATAATCGAAGATGAGTAAATACAAACCTCTTTATTCAAATTTATGGAACGATCCAGACTTTGAAAAATACACGCCACAAGAAAAATTAATTTATATCTTTTTAATCACTAATCAAGCAGTAGAGAAAAGCGGTATTTATAAAATAACTATAAAACAAATCTCTTTTTATACTGATTGTAATAAATCAATCATTAATGACTTCATTAATAAACTCATTAATGATAATAAGATAAAATATGATTTTGAGAAAGGAGTAATATTTATCAAGAATGTTTTTAAATTCCAGAAAGGAATGATTAAAAATAAAAAGATAATGTTTATATCCTTACTTAAAAATTATCAAATGGTTAAAACTGATTTTTGGCAAGAGTTTTTTGATCTATATATCAATGATGAAGTCATTAATGAATTCATTAATGACGCCATTAATAAAGAGGTTGCAGATTTTATTATTAATAAAAAGCAGGACAAGCCAAAAAAACCAAAAGAAGATAAGAAAGAAGAATGTAAATCAGAATTACCAGATTTTATAAATCCTGAAATTTTCAAAGATTTTAAAAATATGAGAAAGAAGATGAAAAAGGAAATGACAGAAAGAGCAGAAAAGATGATAATTAAAAAACTTAAAGAATTTGAAGAATTAAAATCAGGTAATGCAAATATAACACTTGAGCAATCTATATTAAAAAACTATACAGATGTTTACGAACCTAAAACCAATACCACAAAAAACACAGGAATAGACTTTAATAAATTAAATTAACTTAAAAATGATAAATAAAAAAACAATAGCAGATGGATTTAAAATAATATTAATTGACAATCCAGACTTACAAAAAAACTTTACAACAGAAATATTTCAAGAAAAATTAGATTTATTGGAATTAGAATTAAAAGAATTTACAGAAGATCAATTCAATAATACTATTTCTCAAATAATGAAATATGAAAAGTTATACAGTTTACCAACTTTATATCATTTCTATAAATATATGCAATCAGAATCAAACAAAGAGCAACACACAGTCGATTTAATCAATAAAATGATAAATGCTACATTGATTAATAGAATAAGCATTAAAAACTCAAATTTAGCTTGTTTTCACACAACGAAAGAAAATAAAGAAAAGCTAAATAATTTACCAGAAGATCAGAAGCGAGAAATTAGAAAAATTGTAAAAGATAGTTTTGGAATTAAAGAAATTGAATATATTTATTAATTATGACTAAATACGAGAACATAGAAGCGGAGCAAGTAATAATTGGATCTGCAATAATGAATAACAGCCTACTTCTAAATATAGCTGATATATTAGAAGAAAAGCATTTTTACTATGAAGAGCATAAAGCTATATGGAGGGAATTTATAAGAATAGGAAAAGAAGGGGGGACTGCTGACCCTGTAACCCTGAAGGAATGCCTAAATAATAATATAGCCTTTAAGCATCTAGGAGGTAGTAAATACCTTTTAGTATTAATGCAATTAGCAAATGGAACTGCCGATATAAGAGGTTATGCAAAAACATTAATTGAGTTGTGGAAAAAAAGAGAATTAGAAGTCTTAATTGAGAATTGCAAAGAGTCATTGCAAGACAAGAATTTTGATTATTTATCTTCTAAATTACAGAACGATATGTTAAAATTAGATAGTAATAATCCAGTGCAAAAGGTGCAACATATGTCAGAGGTAATTGCCGATATTGAAAATGACGAAAGAAATTTACTAGATAATGATTTTGTAACAACAGGATTTAATAAATTAAACCATATATTAAATGGTGGATTTCACAAGAAGCAATTAGTTGTAGTAGGTGCCAGACCTTCCGTTGGTAAAACTTCAATTGCTCAACAAATGATATTAAAAGCTAGTGAGTCAGGTAATAAATGCTTATTTATATCATTAGAAGTTGATAAAAAAAATGTATTCCTAAAATTTGTTAGTAATATGGTTAGCATTGACGGCTATAAACTGCAAATGAGAAAGTTTAATGAATCAGAATCAGAGGCAATAAAACAGGCTAAAGAAGATTTAAGAGAATTAAATATTTATGTCAATGATTCATCATCTCTTAATGTATCACAAATTGAAAACATAATCAAAAAGCAATTAGAGATAGAGCCAGTTGATATAGTTTTTATTGATTATATCCAGATCATAAGATTTTTAAATCAAGGCAATTTTAATGAAGCTAGTGCCATAAAAGAAAACACAAGCCGATTAAAAGAAATAGCTAAAAAATATAATGTAGGAGTTGTAGCGTTAGCACAAATTAGCCGTAAAGGGGTTGAGAATAACCAAGAGCCAACAGTTAATGATCTAAAGGGTTCTGGAGGTATAGAAGAGGATGCAGATGTTGCAATATTGTTGCATAGGGATAAAAACCAAGAAGATGACGGGAGTTATTTTGCTAATAATGGAAAGTTAATAATTGCCAAAAATAGGCACGGAGCAACGGGGGTCGTTGGCTTTGAGTTTGAGGGTAAATTTTCAAGATTTACCGAATCAGTAAATAATTTTTAACATGGAACACATAAGCAAACCAATAGAAAGAATATTAAAAGAAATTAAAGAAAATGATAATAAAAACTGAAGAGTTAACATGGTCAGATCTAAAAGATTTTAATGATATACTGGAATCTTACATAAAAAATGTAAATATATTTATTGGTCAACCATTTACTAACCTTGAGGGGTGTCAAAAGTGGTATGTTAAAGAATATATAAAACAATCTTTAAAACTAAATAATAGACATACTTGGTTAATGTTAAAAAAACAAGGTAAAAATATTGGAGTGCTGGGGTTAAGTGGAGGTTGTGACGGAAGCGGAGAAATAACCATTGCCATCAAAAAACGATATAGAAAAAAAGGGTATGGTGCTTTATTCTTATTATTGGCAGAAATTTATATTCTAGACAGGGATAAAACTATAGATTACCTATACGCAGAGCCTAATAAATATAGTAAAAAAATATTTATAAAAGCAGGATATACCATAGATTGGTATGAGCCTTCTAAATACATTAGATAACTTAAATTAAAATAATTATGAACAATATAGAATTTCCAATAAGACTAAACCCTAAAAACATAGGGTTAATAACTAAATTCATTAACGAAAAAATGGATATAAAAGCTAAAATATTAAAGCAAAACTTATCACAGAATAGAATTGACGAACTGCCATATAAAAACATTAGCACCCATGATCGAACAGGATATAAACACGCTTATATAAAAATAGAGGATATGTCAATTGAAATAGGTGACGAAATCCATATTGTAGGTGGTAAAATAACAGTAAAAAGAAGCTTGATTTATAAATAATAAGTTTTAAAATAAAAGAGTAATCAAATAATCAAATAATTATGGTAAACAAAGTAATATTAATAGGATCACTAGGACAAGACCCTAAGTTTTCAAACTTAAACAACGGTAAAGAAGTCGGAGAGTTTTCCATTGCCACTAATGAGTACTGGAAAGACAAAAACACAGGCGAAAAGCAAAGCAAGACTGAATGGCATAATATAAAAGCGTTCAATAGTGTTGGATTTGTTAAGTACCTTAAAAAAGGCTCTAAAGTCTATATTGAGGGAAGCCTCCAAACTAAGAAAAGCGTTGACAAACAAGGGGTAGAACGATATTATACTAGTATTCTTTTAAATAAAGTAGAATTACTAGATAAGAGAGAAAGCGACCAGAATATTAACAAAGGAAATCAACAACAAGAAGATGATAACCTTTCGGAAATTCCCTTTTAAAATGACCAGACTAGAACAATACATAAAAACCTACACAACAAAACACAACTTCACTATAAGCGAAAAGCAGGAGGGGTTAATTGAAAAAGCTAAGGCCAGATTTCTAAAAAGAAAAAAGGGTATAGATACATTTAAAATGCTATTTATCCAGAATATAAACAGCTTCAAGCTAGATTTATCAGATGTATTTGAGTATAAGGCAGAAGGTAGAAAATAATTGACAATAAGAAAAAGATTCTTATAATTACCTTACAATTTAGTATTGTTACAATTAAAAGAATCACTAATGACCAAAACAAACGCAAGAGACAAAAAGGTGTCTGGCAGACCAAGAATTATCCCCCAAAAGTGGAATAAAGAGCTAAAAGAAAAGATTTTAGAAAACTATAAGAAAGGAGGGAGTGATATAGTAGCAATCGATTTATTAGATATATCAAGAGAATCTTTTTATCATACCTTAAGAACACCAGAGGAAGATCTAGAGCCTGAAGAGGTTGAGTTTTTGCATACAATAAGAAAGGGAAACATATCAAGTCAGGTTTGGTGGGAAGAAATGGGAAGAAAAGGGATGATCGGAATGATTGATGGTTGGAACACTGGAACGCATGTTTTCCACATGAAAAATCGATTCAAAAAAAGCGGATATGATGCAAGTTGGGCAGATAAGCAAGATTTAGAACAAAGTATTAAATCAGAGGATGCGGTTAACATCTCTTTTAACCTAAAAAGCGATAATTTACCAAAAAATTGAACCCCCACAGATCAAGGATTAGGCAACTTGTCGCACGCGGTGGAGACCAAAAATAATTCATTAATTATTTACTTGACAATTAGAAACTCACTTGGTAAACTAAAGGAGTAATCAATTCAATCAAACCAATTATGAAAAACCTAATAAAACAACTTCAAAACAAAAACTTAATAGCAAGAATCACTAAAGTCGATGACAAATACAATGTTTATGTTGTTCAAGTTTGTAATACAGGGATTCAGATTATAGAAGACTATTTTGATCTTAAAACAAGAGTTAGCACTTACAACAGAGCTGAAAAGTGGGCTAAAAAAGTAATAGCTATCTATAATTGAATTTGTAAACAACTTAACAAATTAATTAAAAATATCATGACTAATAAATTAACAATATTAAAAAACTCTTTAGAAAAAAAGAATAAAATATTAGATCAAAGGTTTGATACTCATTTTAGCGACGTAAAAAGCGGAAATGGTCAACCTATGAACGACAAAAGAAATGGAGCTAGTACGCTCAGAAGATGGGATAAACAAGAGGACGTAATCCGTAACCAAAAAAAGGAAATTGAAAAAACAGAGAATGCGATAGAAAAAGAAGAGTGTAAGATTAATTATTGTGAATCTATTAATAAAAAAATACCTCATCAGATTTTAAAGCTTGTAGAAAGTGGGATATTAACGCAATGGAGAAAATACCCAAATAGATTTTTTGCTGTAGGAGTTGATAAGGCTCGTATTATATGGGATATTAAGAAGAAAGAATTAAGCTGTCAATATGTGTCCGCTATTCCTGACAAAGAACAGTATTCAAAATTTAGAGATATATTTAATGGATTAAGAAAAGAAATAATAAATAATTAAAATAACAATAGAACCAGAGAATACACAATAACACATAAATAAACCATGAAAACAATACAAGAACAACAAAGCGAGGAAGTGCAGATTGCTATTAATGAAATGATATTAGATTAAGTATATGAAAATAGTAGATATAAAAAATAAGTCGTCAGAACGAAGAAGAATAGAGCAAGCATTTATATTTATTCAACTATACTTTGTTGTAAAATATGAAGCAATAAGCGGCTTTGAAGATAGGAAAAGTATAATAGAAAAGTATATTCAAGGCATATTAAA